GCAAGGACAAGGACAAGCCACCAGTGAGGTTGAAATGAAAGACAAGCTGACCTTCTATGTCACGCTCATGGTGAGTTTCACGCTGTGCGTGATCTTACTGTCGATGGTGGCGGCAATGATGTTTGGCCTGTTCGTGTCGAATGACATCATCGACAACGGTGATATCTTCCCGCTGATCGGACCGGCATTCCAAACCATTGTTGGCGGCTTCATCGGGCTGCTGGCTGGTATCAAGATGAACGAAACCGAGGAAAGGAAGAAGGATGAAGGAGAACTTTGAGAAGGCGTTGGCCGCGGTGCTGCACCATGAGGGCGGCTTTGTAAACCACCCGTCCGATCCTGGCGGCATGACAAACCTGGGCTGCACCAAGAAGGTCTGGGAGGAGTTCGTCGGCCACCCCGTTGATGAGAAGGCGATGCGCGCCCTGACCCCGGCTGATGTCGGCCCGTTGTACAAGCGCAACTACTGGGACAAGGTGCATGGCGATGACCTGCCTGCTGGCGTTGACTATGTTGTGTTCGACGCTGCCATTAACAGTGGCCCAGGACGGGCTGCAAAGTGGCTGCAAGAGGTTGTCGGCACTGCGGCTGATGGTGCTATTGGCAAGGGGACGCTGGCGGCTGTAGCGGCCCATGATCCGGCTGAGATCGTTGACCTGTATCAGGCCAAGCGCCTCAAGTTTCTGGAAGGTCTGCCAACCTGGGGAACCTTTGGGAAAGGCTGGGGCCGCAGGGTGGCAGAGGTTGAAAAAGCAGCGGAGTCTATGCTTGCCTAGATTTTTTGTGTGCTATGCAATAGACATGCAGGTCCAGCGCGTACTCGATAAACAGATCAGCGCACTCCTCTAGTTCTTTCAAGTCCCTGGTAAGAGCGGCAGTGTAAGCGCGCCGCTCTACTCCCTTGATCTTGATCAGAGTTTCAGCGTAGTCCATGATGTATTCCGTCATAGTATTCCTTTCGTGATGACGATTGCAGCGATGCCGATTAGCATCGCAATGCAGGCCCATGCAAAGCCAGTGACAAGGCCAGTCTGGTAAGCAGCTTCTATGTGCCTGTCAATGAGAGATGCGGTGTTCTCTGGGGTCAGAGTCTTGATGTAGTTAGCGTCCATGACCTGTCGCTTTCTCCACCCGTTAGCTGGCATCTTTCTTCTCCTTGTATGTGTGGTATCGAAAGTTGCTGTCTTCTCTCACACACGATTTGCACCAGCTATTGAGCGTGTTGTACCGCGTCTTGTAATACATGCTTGGCGGCTTGATCTCCAGGCACATTGTGCATCGTGCTGACTGATTGTGCGGACGCTTCGTTCTGCTTGTTTGCAATTTTCCACCTCATCTGCTTCACTCGCGTGTTGTTGGACCAATCCAGAATCATGCCATTGCGCTTAATGACTCCTTGCTTCGCCATCGATTGCAAGTAATGGCCGATCACCTCTGTTGATTCATTCATCCTGGCTGCAATGTTTCCAGTTGTCAGTTCCATGTAATCTTTTTTCAGTTCTTGCATTGCTGCAATTACTCTGAATGATTTTGGCTTGGCGCTCATTCATTCCCCCTTGCTCGGATAGCATCGGCGCATTCCTGCGCCGTTCCAGAATGTCGCCAATGCTCCTCACAAATTGAAATGCACGCCTTGCGCTCATCGGATCGGATCATGTTTACGAATTGTTCCAGTTCTCCATCTGAAAATGCCCAATGTCCGTGAGCTTTGCGAATCATCAAGGCATACTTACCAAACACCTTTTTTACAAGTTCTTTAGTATCAGTATTCATAGTTCACCGTTGTCTTGTTTGTTTGCAGCAGCTTTGCGCCGTTCTTTAAATGGAATTGCCTAGCCATCTCAGTCTTGGGCGACATAGTCACGATTCGAGCTGCCCGTTGTGAGTTGTTAAGTCTTTTAACCAACGCATTCACTAGCTTGCTGCCGCATCCCGGTTTGTAAGACCAAACCGAATACAACACCACAAAGTCATAAGTGAATAACAAATCGTTTACAAAAAGTTCGCGTTCTGTTTTAGGTATTGATCCAGGCTGACTGACGCACACGACCGCGCATATCTGACGATCTTCTACCCACGCATAAACGCCACGATTTTTACCTTCGATGCGCCGCCGTGGGCTGATGTTGGGGCGCACAGGATCATCGCGCAGGATTGGGTCGGGTTGGAGTAGTTGGACTAGCATTTATTTTTCTCCCACAGCTTGGCTTCGAGGGCGCGTTCATATCCTAATGAAATAGGGTCTCCATTATTGTCATGGTGATCGCAATAAATCTGGTCGATTTCAAAGTCCGTCAACGACACCCATTCGCGCTTGGGTGGGTGGGTGTAGAGAGGCGCAGGGTTGTGCTTTGCGGCTTCGTTGAGCTGGTCAATCATGCAGTGGCTAAAACCACTGTTGAAATTCCAATACGCCACCGGCTCTTGATCCGGCTTGCGCTGTGGTGTGTTTTTACCGGCATGAAATCCAGTCATGTAGGCAATGGTAAGTTCATCAGGCTCTTGCTTCTCTGCGGTTTCGATGGCTTGGCGTAAGGCTTCTTTTCCAAGTCGCGCTCGTTTTGTCATCTCGGCAACGCCATCCCGTTGAAATTTGCGGTCATCTGGTTGGCCTCTTGCTGGGCCACTAAGTGTGTCAGCACCGTATACCCAAATAGATTCCAGCGCATCCAATGCTTGCTTCATTGCTTCGATGCTCATATTTTTATTCCCCAAATCAAATAACCCATCAATAACCCAAGCAGATATGCACCGATGGGTGTATAGAAAAAATCAGGCAAGATTCTCATTTACGCACCTCAAAATGGTGGGGTACTCGCTGCGTCTGCGGGACGCCGGTGATCAAGCCGGTGAACACACCCACAGCATCCGCTTTCCCCCGTTGATCAGTCGCAGCTATCCTCGCGTGTCATGGTGCAAACCCAGACATCATCGCCATGCCGATAGCCGATAGTGCCGGTGCTTGTGCCGTAGCCAGTGGACGGCCAGCGCTTATGGTAGTGCGCGATGAGTTCCTCAAGCTGCTCCAGCGTCAGCGCTTCAATTGTGTGTCTAACCTGCATTGTCAGCCTCCTTCATCGCAGCGCCAAGGGCAGCAAGGCGGTGGCTGTAGGCAGCGCTTTGCATGGTCCGCTGGACCACCGGCATCGACTTGAGTGTCTGTTCATTGGCTTCGCGCAACTCACGCAGCTTTGTCATGCGCTCACGGTGCGGTGCTTTGCCAGCACGGGCAGTGCGCTCGGCCATGTCTTCGTATGCTTTGATGAAATCCAGCGGCTCATCGAATTCCTTCAGCGGCTCGGCCTTGCCTGGAACCATCAGTCGGTACATCCGCGGCGCTGCTGACGGCAGTTCTTGCACAGTCTCTACCTCGACTACCTCGATGCCAGCCTCCTCAAACTCGGCCTTGAGTTCCTCCGCTGTCTGCGATACCGGCTCCGGATCGAACACCTGCTCCAGCATCTCAGCAGTGACAGACTCAGCCGGGATGTTGTAGATCAATTCTGTTGGCGCTACTGGCGGTGCAATGGCATCCAGCGGGTTGGCCTTGGCTGGCGAGACATCGCGCTCTGCCGGGTAGTCATGCGCCTCCTCGGCGGTGATCAGTCCCTTCAGCACATCGGGGAAGGCATCGCGCAGCGCGAAGCCCCTGGCGCGCATCTGGAGCATGCGCTTGGGGTATGCCTGCCACGGGCCTTGCTTGCCCCAGAGGCCAGCGCGCTTTGCATCCTCGACGCTGAACCGCGCGACCACCGGCTGGCGGTTCTTGCGGTGACAGGTGCAGACGGCCACCGGATTGGGAGTGCCTTCGCCCTCGATTGTCTCCTCGACACCCTCGCACAACGGGCTGGCCTGGACCAGCGCCAGCGCTGCGTCACCGTAGACACTGGGCTTGCCGTTGATCACGGCGATGTTCTGGAGTGCCTGCATCGGAGCTAGGCCAAGTTCCATGCCCCACTGAACACAGACCAGAATGTCCTGGCTCTTGCCCTGGTACTGCTTCGGAACCAGGCTGGATGAGGCCAACTCCTCGGCAAACTGACGGCACTCGGTAAATGTCTGGGGCGCGAACCCCTGGCGGGTAGTGATGTTGCTCATTTGCGTTCCTTGATTGAGAGATTAGATTGACGAATGCTGTACGCTTCCTTGGCCGGGGTGACCTTGATTGGCTTTGCGGTGTAGTGCCGCATGGGCCAGGACACCTGCCAGTTCCCGATGACACCAGTGGTGGCTTTGCCCATCAGCGCTTTGAGATCGGCTTCGGCTTTGCTCCGGTCAGTCTCGGCCTGCAATGCCGCGGCTTGTGCAACCCGGATTTTTTCCACCAGCTGCTCGGCTGTTGGCGGTAGCATGACCTCGATTTCCTCGGCCTCGGGATACATGCGATCCGCATCCTTGCTGCTGGACGGCGGGTAGAAATCGATCTCGCCATTGACTTTCCAGTTGTCAAGCCGCCACTGAAAATCCTTGACCGCTTCCACTATCCGGGTGACTGTTCCGGTATGCGGTGCGAACAGGAAGATGCGAAGTTCAGTGCCACCGTACAGAACACAGACCGCGCCCCACTGCGCCTGGATGATGTCCATCTGTCCTTGCAGCTGGATAGGACCACGGTACAGTGCTGGCACTTCCTCTGGCTTGGTGCTGGTCAGCTTGGCCTCGAGTACGCCGACACCGTGCAGCGTGATGCTGTCCTGGCCGACCACATAGATGCCCTTGCCTGGATTGGTATGGATGATTTGACCACCACCATGCCCAGTGCCGTCGAGAGAACAGCAGAGCGGGATTGCCGGGTGATACTGGGCATCAGGATAGTCCAGCTGGACAAAGGTCAGATTCAGCCTGCGCGCTGCCTCAGACAGAATCAACGGCTCCATCTCATTACCCCAGGCCATCGCCTCATTGCCAATGTCTGGCCGATCTATTCCTTGCAGCGCGCGAATGCTGTACTGCAACTCATCATTCGGCGTGTTGTATTTGCTGTATCCCATGAGAGAGGGCAATCGACTTGCGCTCATCATGGTGTCCGGCGTAACTTTACTGACCATTATTTTTTCCCCTTCGGTTGCAAAATGTAGCGTTTTACTTTCACCTCGCGTCCCGTCCGGTCCTTGACCTTGACCCAGTAGTCAAGTATCAGATGCCCATCGCCGCGCAGTTCGTAGACCCTGCTTGCCAGCCGCGTGATGCCCAAGTCCGTGAAGGCTTGCATCGCGGTGATGCCTTTGCGTTTCTGTATGTAACCAAATACCTCAAGTTTCTGACTCATCGCCACCTCACCATTTTAGTTTCGGAAGACAGGTCACCTCGACCGGAGCCGGGATCACTTGCCCGTTGATGCGCCGCTTGGCGCTTAACACCACAGCCCGTTGCCCAGCGCTCTCGCATTCGTTGATGCCTGCGATGACCTCCGCTCGACTCATGGCTTGGATTTCTTTGTCCACCTGCAAGTTGCTGACGGCCTCCTGCATGCTGCCGCAGCCGCCCAGGATGATCGACAGAAACGCCAGCATTGTCTTCATTGCGCCACCTGGATCAATGTCTCGCCGTGCTGCTGTCTGATGCGATTAAAGGTGACTGTGATGTCCGTGTGACTGGATTTCGTCGGAGTGAAGTGGCCATCCAGGATGTAGCGGTTGCTCTCGCGCAAAATCTTGACGCACTCAGCGCGCGCCGCGTCATATCGCCGAGGATCAGTCGGCCTCCAGGCCATGATCGCCTCATGCGGCAGCATGATCGGCGGGTCATACCCGTCCATCAGCGAGAAGAAAATGTCCATCAGTTTCATGTCAGCCTCCGTAAATTAGAATGACCAGCAACAGAAATACCAAGTACCACGCGATAATCTCGCTCACCCGACCCTCCCTATCAACCGTTGAACCGCGCTGGTAGACCACGACTTGCTGCCTGATGGCGTGGCAATGCCGCGCGCCATGAGTTCCTGCTGGATTTCCCGGATGGTGGTGAAGCCGGATTGCCGGATGTCGGCCAGCACCCCGGCCAGCGGCCTGGCTGCGGCCAATGCCTTGGCGGCGCGCCGACTGCCGGTGATTGCGCCACCGCGCTCCGGGCACGGACAGCCAAGCTTCACGCCGCGCGCCTTCTTGACGGCCAGCGCTTCCTTGGTACGCTTGGAGATGATACGGCGCTCGAACTCGGCCACGCCAGCGATGATGGTCAGCATCAGCCGGCCGATCGGACCTTCCGTGTCGATCTCCGGCAGGTCCAGGAACTTGACCTTCGCGCCCTCATCGACCAGGGTCAGGATCAGCTTGGCATCACGCGCGAGCCGGTCCAGCTTGGCAACGATCAGGGTTGCGCCGGTGCGCTTGCACTCGGCCAGTGCGGCCAGCAACTGGGGGCGGCATGACTTGCCACCGCTCTCGACCTCGGTGAACTCGGCAATGATGTTGCCGCCGTGCTGCTTGACCGCGGCCTGCTGCGCCTCGAGTCCCAGGCCGCTGTTGCCCTGGCGATCTGTGCTGACTCGATAGTATGCGATGTAATCCATGTCAACTCCTCAATCTGGGTGGTTGGGTATAGCATTGCGCTACACCATGAGCGAACTGTAACCGATCATCGGCAGGCTGGCAACAGCAATCTTCCAGAATCTTGATCTTGGTCAAGTTTTTTGTGGCTTCATAGGGTAGGATTGGTCTATCTGATAGCCATACAAAGGACTCCCATGCGACAGAAAGTCTTCACCCTGCGGCTGCGGCCGGAGAGTCGCGCGCTGCTGGACAAAGCCGCCGAGGATCAGCGCCGCTCTCGCGCCAGCATCATCGAGGAGTGCATCCGGCAGGCGCTCACGCCACGCTACAGTGACATGCACTCGCGGCTGAATCAACTGCTGGGGCCGAAATGAGAGAGGTCATCCTAGCACTGGACCTGGGGACTACCAGCGGCTGGGCAGCATCCAGTGATGGGTCGATCTCGCACGGCTACATCACCTTCAAGCCTGGGCGCTATGAGGGTGGCGGCATGCGCTACCTGCGCTTCAAGACCTGGCTGACAGAGATCAAGGCGCAGCTGGGCCAAGTGGATGCCGTCTACTTTGAAGAGGTGCGCCGTCATGCTGGCACGGATGCCGCTCATGTCTATGGCGGCTTCCTGGCCGTGCTGACTGCGTGGTGCGAGCATCACCGCATCGCGTATCAGGGCGTTCCGGTTGGCACGATTAAAAAGCATGCAACTGGCAAGGGAAACGCTGGCAAGGATGAGATGATCGCCGCGGCTAAAGCCAAGGGCCATCCCGCGGAGAACGACAACGAGGCCGATGCTATTGCGATCTTGCACTGGGCGCTCGACACCCAGCTACAGCCATGACCTGCGTCGATCGCTGCTTCAGACAGCCCAGCAATTCGGTCACCTTGGTGAACGGCAGGCAGGTCTGCAACGAGTGCCCCGAATGGATGACCGAGTGCGAGGCGCGTAGGGTGCTGCGCGATTATCCTGATGAGCCGATCTGGAAGGGCAAGACCAAGATCAAACCCAGCAAGGCCGATTATCTTGCTGGGGTCAAGGCTGCGCGTGGCATGTCCGGGTACAACGCGCTGCGGGGGGCGATGGTTGCGGTGCATCGCGCGATGAAAGCAGAGCAGCAGGGTGGTGCTGGCTGAAATCCAAACTGAAAGCCAGGCCAGGATGAAATTGATCGCGTCCCATCTGTTGCCCCAGGCCGCGTGATCCCGAGCAGCACGCCCGTGTTGCAGCGCGATAAACAGCAACGCTTTGCTGAATTGCGCGACCGTAAATCGGCCATCAGCAGCAGCAGGCCGCAGGCCAGCTAACCCAGCAGGCCAGCAGCAAGGCCGAAAATACCGCCACCACGGCACGAACAGCAGCGCGCCGGTACACCACCACCAGCGGTACGGCCGAGCGCCACCAGCGGCCTGATTTAACAGGCGCGCAGCAGTAGGCCACCCGTCCCGAAAGGCGAGCGGCAGCAGACCGGCCACCAGTAGCAGCAGGTAAAAAAAAGGCCAGCGCTAGGCTGGCCGGATTCTGTTAGGTTTTACATTCTGTTGAATGTCTCATAAATGGCCAGCAAAACGGCCACCACGGCCACGGCCGCACAAAAGAATGCCACTGCAAGATCGCCATTGCTGTTCATGCGGCCACCTTCAGGTTGATCACACGGCGCGCTACTGAATCTGCCTTTTTGGCGCTTGTGCCATGCGCCGGGAATCCGATAATGACAGACCTATCAGCACGGGCGCATAGCTGGCAAGTGGCGCAGCTAACATCGTCGCGAACAGTGGCAGGGCATACCACCACAGCACGGCCTGCTGGTGTTTTCGTGTTGCTGGTTTGCGTTATCGGCAACACGGCCACCACAGGTAGGCCGGACTCGGCCAGCAGGTCAGCGTGGCGCAGATCATTCGCGGATAAGTTAACAGTGAATCCGTCAATGTTAGCGGCGGCCAGCAGATCGGCATTCAAGCTTGCATCGTGGTGCGTGTAAGTGAATCCGCGCTTGCCATGATTCGCGGCTACCAGCAGATCGAGCGCTGCGGCATCGATGCGGCCTCGCTGGTGTGGTAAATCTCCGGCCTGATTATGCCGCCACAATTGGCCTTCCGGCAGTGCCGCGATACTATCGCAAAAGGTCTGCCAGTCCGTGCCGCGCTGCTGATCCGTGACGGCATTCCAGTGCAGCGCCAGCGGCCCGGCATCGGCATAGCATCCGGCCTTTCGTAATGGGCAAGTGTCCGGACATGATTCTCTGCTGCTGGTGCTGACGGGTATCGCGCCGGTTTTCGCGTTAGCGCTTTTCAATGTTAGGTGAACTTGCATGTCGTTTCCTCTGTATGGGTGAACGATTGCCGAATGACAATCCAGCAGCGCACTGTTGCCAATGCGCTACTGGGTGGCGCTAGGTTAGCAGTCGCAAGCGCTGTCCGTTTTACCGCAGCGGCACAGTGCAGAATCATCCTCGAACCAAAACCGGAAGGATTCCCGGCAGTGTGGGCATGCTTCGACAGTATGATCCTCTGCTGCCTCGAGAATGACAGTGCGCGCGCCGTCATTGGGGCAGGTGTTTCCGTTGTCATTGTCGCAAGTAAAATCTAGCATCATGCTGTGCCTTCCTCTGACAATGATTCGGGAAAGCAGTGCTCCAGCACTGCGCGCGTGTTATCAATGAAGCTTGCCACAGCGTCCAGCGGATAGGTTTCCACCAGTTCCCAAGGTGTGACATCATCGACCTGCCACAATCCTTTCTCTGCCGTAAGCGCTCCGATAATCTCGGCATAGGTCATACCGTCCGGGTAATCGGACAGCCACTGGTCAAGGGCGAAGCGTTCTGATTTTTTCATTGTGTCATTTCCTCTATATGGGATTGATTGCACTACGGTGTGCAGTGCATGGACAGCACAATAGCAGACTCTGTTCCGTGTGCAAAGGATATTTACTGGGACATTGATCTAGATCAAGAGTGATCACTAACATAAAATCCTGCCATGACGGCCTTTAAGTTACCCGAGCAGCAGGCACTGGCAGAGCACGAATTCCAAGATCGGCGCAGGTTTTGCGTGATCCCGTTTCGTGCATCGAAGGATCACAAGTTATCAGCGGCCGCGTGGCGGGTAATGACAGCGCTGGCCGGGTATACAAACAAGGCCGGGCTGTCATGGGTTTCCGAGCGCAGGCTGGGCGAGGATATCGGGGTCAGTGGCGTGGCCGTTCACTATCAGCTGAAAAAGCTTATCAAGGCCGGGTATATCGAGCGCGTGGCAAAAGGCCGGAACGGCATCAGGGCATCGACTCATCGCATGATATTTGACGAATCAATCGACACGGCGCAGGCCATTGCGGTATCAGGTGAACGGCCGGAACACCTACAAACAAAAGGGGAATATAGGATGCGGAAAAAAGGAAGGCGGCATCAGGAAATATCAGGGGATGCTAATTCATTTAAGCTTAAAGTATCTGACAGCCTGCCAGCTGGTGATGAACTTGTTGATTCTTCAATCAATCAACAGTCAGCAATCGATGCGCTGGCTGAGCAGTACCGCGCAGAAGGGTTGCCAGTGCCGAGCGCCGAGCGCCTGCTGGCCGAGGTGCAGGGTAGCAGGTAGCCTGTTCCGGTCTCATACCTTCGATTGCATCCGGATACCACGCCGGTGGCCTTGTTTTCACCCTACCGCAGCGCCTGTGGTGCATCAATTCATCGGCCAGCGCCGGGGTGGCGATCGGGTGGCGAGGCCGTCGATGCCGCAGCGCACAGCGACCGACCCTATGCCCCCCCGGCCTCCCGCCTGTACGAGGGGTGTCTCGCACAATTTTTCCCCTGTTTTTCCAGGTGCAGGGTTTTTAAAACCTTATTTTTAAAGATAAGGTTTTTGGTGCTTGCTATTGGCACGGTCTTGAGTTAGCCGAGGTATGAGGTGTGAGCGCGTTGCGCTGTGTGCTTACGATGGATCGAGCTTCGTTGAAGCAAAAAGAACCTCACCCGTATATACAGGGTGTTTCCTCGAGTGAGGTGGCGCTCTGGTTTATCGCTTGCTACTGGCATCTTTGCCCAGCTGGGTTTTTCGCTGGCCCGATCCGTGAGGAAGGAA